AGGTGTTGAACAAGATTTCTTTGCTAATAAGTATAACAAACAGTTCTTTAAAGACGGTATTGCCCTTTCAGGCATAATTTCCGTTCCAGAATTTCTTCCTAATGAAGTATACAAAAGGATGGTTGATCAGTTTCAGGAAAGACATGGAGGTGCAGAAAGAGCACATAAAGTCGGTATTATAGAAGGAGGTGCTGAGTTTGTTGAAACTAAGGCCATGTCTCAAAAAGAAATGGAATTCAGTGTTCTGAAGAAAGTTATTCGTGGCGAAATTTTAGCAGCGTTTAAGATTAATGAAGTCGTTCTAGGCAATTATGAGAATATTCAATCCTATGAGGGCATTAAGAATGCCCATGAATCATTTTGGAAAGAAACACTATTGCCAAAAATAATTTACATAGAGGACTTCCTATGGGCAAAGTTCTATTCAAAACTAGAAAACGGAAAATACTGGGGCGGGTTTGACTTATCAGTAGTAGAAGCATTAAGAGAAGACTTTGGGCAAAAAGTAGACATAGCAGTAAAATTGTATGAAATTGGATTTTCTGCTAATGAAATAAACAAAAGGCTTGACTTGGGATTTGAAGAAAGACCTTGGAGAAATACATGGTGGATTAAAACAGGAATGATTCCTGTAGAAAATGCACTAGATTTTATTCCCGATCCTAATGCACAACCAGATGAACCTAAAAAACCAGATGAAGGTAAAACTCCTGCTGATGAAGAATCTAAGAAACCAGATGAGGGTAAAGACATAGATTTGTCTCAGAGAGAAGATTCTATGTGGGCTAATTACTTAGCAAGACAGGGTTCAGTTGAGATTCTTTTCAAAAAGAAAATCAAGAGATTCCTTTATGAGCAAAGAAAAAGAATACTAACTAATATCTATCAAGGAAATGAAGTGGTTTTTGATGAGAAGATAGAGATGGGTTCTTTTTTAGAATCAGTTAGTGGATTATACCTTATATCTAGTCAAGAAGGATTAGATTTGTTTAAGGAAGAGTTTACATTTGATGAAGTAACTGAGTCATGTAAACAGAAGATGAATACTGTTATTCAGGAAAGAACTGGTTTTAGTTCTAGAACTGTAACAGCTACTTTGAAAAAGAAACTTGAAAAGATATTAATAGAAAAAGATACTAAAGTAAAAGCAAATAAAATCAGGGCATTTTACAACAAAGTAGATAACATAGCTCTTAGAATAGCAAGAACTGAGTCTGCTTATATGATTAATACGATTAGGTTTGTGTTAATGGAGAATTCTGGTGTTCAATATCATAAATGGATAAGTAGATCAGAAAAAGGAAGGCATGATAAATTTAATGGAAAAGTGGTGAGAATAGGAGATTCCTTCAGTAATGACTTTACTATTAGGTATCCTCTTGATAACAAAGCTCCTATAGATGAGATTATAATGTGCCGTTGTTATTGTGTTCCTATTGTTAAGATAAAGTAAATTATGATATATTGTGAGATTTATAATAATTTGTTAAAGATTTTTAAAGATATTGTCTATAATATTATATATAGTATGGAGGAAAACTAATGGAAAAAGTTACGAAAACCTTTGTAAGTCAGATAAAAACTATAAATGAAAAAGATTTTACGTTAGAAGCTGTTGTTTCTGATGAAACAATAGATAGGTATGGAGAAGTAATAAATATAGATGCGTGGAAAAAAAGACTTGGAAATTATAAGTCACACCCTGTTCTTGTAAGTTCACATAGCTACGGGAAACTAACTAATCAAATTGGCTATGCAGAAAAAGTTTATGTTAAAGATGGTGCTTTAGTTGCAAAATTCAAATATTTTGTAGGTGAGGGTAATCCTGAAGCTGATTGGGGTTGGAAATTAGCGAGTAAATTTGGTCAAGCAGCTTATTCAGTTGGATTTCTTCCTTTTAGTTATGAAAGAGCAGAAGAAAAGGATCATGAAGAAGCAAAAATGGGTAAGAAACCCTTTTTAACTTATACTGATGTAGAACTGCTTGAAGTATCTCAGGTTCTAGTTCCTGCAAATCCTTCTGCATTGGCAAAATCATTTGATGATGAAGAAGATTTAGTTATTAAAGAATATACAGAATCAATTATAAATGGTATGGATAAAGTATTTAATACAGAAGATTTTTCAGAGTTAATTTTAGAAGATTTAAATACTGATGAAGTAACGAAAGGGAAATCTGAAGTGACATCTATCAAAATGATTGTTGATGATAAAAAAGATAAAGAAATCAAGGAGGAAGAGATGAAGGAAGTAGTTGCTGAGATAAAGATGTATATAGATGAAAAATTTGCAGTTATAGAAGAATTTATGAAATCTTTATCTGTAGATGATGAAGAACTGGATGAACAAATGCAGTTGGAAAGAGAAAAGAAAGAATTAGAAGATAGAATAGCAAAAGAAAGAGAAGAAAAGGATGCAAAAGAAAAAGAAGCTGAAGAACTAAATTATATCATGAAACTTATTAATGATACTAATAAAATTGTAAAGGAACATATTCCTGTTCAGTCAGAAAAAGTTGACTAATGAACAAGATGGAATAATTAGTATATAATATCATAGGAGGAAATGAAAATGATAGAAATTAAGGAAATGTTAGAAGGACAGAAAGCACTAATGGAAAAAATGGGCGGTACTGTTGATGAAATAAAGGATGCTCAGAAAACATTAGTTACAAGAGTAGATGATCTTGAAGTTAGGATGAATCCAAGAGGAGTGGTTGCACCTATGCCCGGTCTTGAGGATGAAGCTAGCAAATTCTCATTTTTTAGAGCAGTTAAAGCAATCATAACGAATGATTGGTCACAGGCTGGTTTTGAAAGAGAAGTCTTCCAGAATGCAAGGAAGAAAGCAATGTCAGTTGGTGAAGATACCTCTATGGGTTACTTTGTTCCCGGTGAAATTCTTGCTGGTTACATTGAATTGCTAAGAGGGCAGTTAGTTGTCGCACAGCTTGGTGCTACCGTTTTGGATAACCTTAATGGTGTACCAATTATAATTCCTAAACTAACTGGTGGGCCAACCGGATATTGGGTAACTGAAAATGTTGCTCCTACAGAATCAAGTCTAACAACTGGTCAGGTCAGTTTGTCACCTAAGAAAGTTGGTGCATTAGTGAAACTTTCTAATGAACTTTTGAAATGGTCTAACCCTTCAGTAGAAGCAATAATTCGTGAACAGTTATTTGCGGAAATTGCTGAAACAGTAGATAAGGCTGCATTGAGAGGTTCTGGTGATAATTATGAACCTTGTGGAATTGCTAATGTTGCTGGTATTAATACAGTAGCAATCGGTGAAAATGGTGGTGCTCCTACATTCGATCTTCTATATGATATGCAGTATGCACTTCAGGAAGACAATGCCTATAGAGGTAATATGGGTTATGCATTCCATCCTGCAATTAGACGTAGACTTATAAAACAGAAAGTAGCACAGTTTTCTGGAGATACTGATGGTTCTTACATCATAACCCCTATGGTTTCTGATGCTCAGTTAGTGTCTTGGATGGGTCATCCTTATAAAATGACAACTCTTCTTCCTATTGACCTTACAAAAGGTAATGCTACTAATTGTGCTGAAATCTTTTTTGCTAACTGGAAAGACATGCTAATCGGTTTTTGGGGTGGAGTAGAACTTAGGGCTTCTCAGGATACTTCAACTGCTTTCCAGACCGATCAGACTTGGATTAGAATCTTTCAGGAAGTTGATGTTCAGGTAAGACATGCTGAATCTTTCTGTTTGATTAATGATGCTACAATAGCATAAATAACAGGGGAGAAATAATCTCCCCTGTCTCTTTAAACTTTACTTAGGAGGAATGTAATTATGAATAAATCTTTAGGAAATGCAATTGCTGTATTCTCAAGTATTGCTCCTGTCACCATAGGTGCTGGTGCAACGGCAGATTCAGTAAATGGTGAAGGTATTGATAGAAAAGGTTATGAAAGTGCAGTTTTTGCTTTCCATAACTCTACACCAGAAGGTACACCTGTTGGACTTACTATAACTTGTACTATAGAAGAGTCTGAAGATAATAGCACATTTGCTGCTGTTTCTGCTATTGATGCGTCAACTCACAATGTAACCAATACCGCTACACTTACTGAAGTTAGTTGTGATCTTGTTGGTCTTGACAGGTATGTTCGTGCAGTTATGTCAATTCAGTTTAACGGTGGAACTGGGCCTTTTATATTTGTGTCTGCGGCAGCTATATTAGGTATGAAGACAGAACTTCCTGCCTAGTTAATCTGACTATTGGGGGAGATTATGAAATTAGTAGTTAGAAAAGGGTATGTAGTTCGTCATAATGGTAAATTATATAGGGAGGGTACAGAAGTACCTTCCCCTATATCTAAAGAAGTGTTGAAAAACCAATCTTGGAAAGTAAATATACTGGAGGAGATGAAAGGTGGGAGCAAAGAAGAAGAAAAACAAAAAAGGGAAGAAACAGAAAAACCAGAAGGAACAGAAGAAATAAAAGATTTAGTAAATGATAGGATGGTAGGAGATTCTTTAATCAAAAGAAGAGGTAAATAATGCTATTAGTGTCATTAGAAGATGTAAAAGCATTTGTAGAAAAAAATGATACTTCTCATGACTATTTAATAGGTATGATTATTGAATATGTATCTTCTAGAGTAGAAGCGTTTTTAAATAGAAGTCTAACTAAAGAATACAGAACTAAAGTTTTTGATATTGTAGATAAAAAAAGAAGATATTTCTTAACTTCCTATCCTATAGATTCTTCTGCAAATATAACTGTTACACTAGATGAAAATGTGCAAACTATAGATTCAGATTATTATGTTTGGTTTGATGAAGGTGTTGTAGAATTTGATTTTTTTCCTACTTATTTAGAACCAAAACAGCTTGAAATTACTTGGTTAGGTGGTTATGATGTAGTTACCACAACTATAGCTGGAACAGTTAAAAATATAATTGAAGATATTCCAGATGCTATAAAATTTGCTGTGTTATTGCAATCAGCTTTTGTCTATAGGAACAGAACTAACATAGGTGTAACTTCAGTTACCTTGCCTAATGGTTCTATAAATGGTATTTATTTTGGTGATTTACTACCAGAAGTAAAGAGTATATTACATATGTATAGAAAACCAGCGGGTGATTAATTGTTAGATATAAGAATAACTGTAGTCGGAAGTCAACTTATAGATAAAATTGAAAAGAGTCTAAAGGAACTTCCACGTTTTGTTTCAAATTATGCTTTTGAACATATTAATACAGTTTTAAACAAATTTGACAGGTCTACCATAGACAATATCATTTATGGGCAAAGTGGTGTTGTGAGAAGAACTGGTGGTTTGGGGAAAGCATTGATATCTTATGCTCAGAAAATTAATCAATATAGTTTTGAGATTAGAGCAGATTTTAGTGATTCTGTCCCTTATGTTAAAACACATGTTGGTACTGGAATGCAAATTATATCAGCAAAACACACAAGATTTCTTTGGATTCCAAAACAAGGTGGGCCAGCAGATATATTTCCAAGGCAACCTGTTAGAAACTTTTATAATCAATATGTAAAAGTAAAACCTCATGGTTTACAGACTATCTATAATATGAAGTCTTCAGTAGGGATACCAAGGAGAATTAATCCTTCTGATATTCAAGAAAATCTTGAAAATACAGTAAATATAGGATTGCCTTCTATTGCAATGAGAGCATTAAATAATTGGAAGAAAACAAATGGCTACTAAGAGACAGTCTACATTAAGTAGAATACAAGAAATTATTCGTGCAGCTACTATAGATGGAGAAACTATATTTGATTCTGATTCTGTTAAATTGAGTAAGCAACCTCCAGTCAATTTATCTACTGCTACGTTTCCTCAGTGCTTTATATATTCCGGCCCTGAGACTAGGTTGCTAGATGAACGAGCAGTTATAGGGAAAGAATCATGGGAATGGCTTGTTTTCTTAGAAGTTTGGGGATCAGATAATGTTTTAGAAGACTTATTAAATGCAATACATTCTGCTATGTTTGCAGATTATAAGTTTACTAACACAGTTGAATATTCAGAAAGAATAGGTGTTGACTTTCAAACCGTAGACCCCACAATGCAACTAGAATCTATGGTTATACCATATAGAATAATTTATAGAAATGCTAAAGGAAATATGGAAGAGTAAAATATAGGAGGAAAGAGACATGACACAAGCAAAAGGCAGTAATGCTAAAATTATATATGATGCAGAGTTTACTTTTAAAACAACTAACCCTGCTCCTGATGCCCACGTTTTGCCATTCACAAGTGAAACTTTAAGGATGTCTAGGAATCTTTTGGATTCAGCAACTTTACGTGGTAGCAGAAATCCAGCTAAACCAGCAAGAGGAAATCAAGAAATTGCTGGAGATATTTCAGTGGAATTAGACCCATATATGGGTAAACTATTATATCATGCACTAGGTACATTTACAACTTCTGGTTCTTCACCTTATTCTCACACGTTTACTATTGCTGATCTTCCTACAGGTCTTACAATAGAAAAACAGTTTACTGATTTAGCTACACCAGAATACTTTGTGTATAATGGTTGTAAGATTAATAGTATGAGAATGGCTGTTAAGTCAGAAGGATTTGTTGAAACAACTTTTAGTTTCATGGGCGCAACTCATACAGTTACAGCAGCTTCATTTGACCCTGATGCAACAGATTATACTACAGAAGCAGTTGGCAGCGTTTTTGACGGATTTGAAGCAACCATTAAAGAAGGTGGCGCATCTCTTGGTATCGCAACTTCATTTGATATAACAATGGAAAATAATCTTGACGGTTCAGTATTCGTTATTGATGGAACAGGTACTAGATATTCCCTTCCTAACGGAATGGTAAAAGTTTCTGGTACTATTACAGCATTGTTTGAAAATGATACTATGTATAATAAAGCACTTAATAATGCAGAAACTAGTTTACAGGTAACGCTTACTCATGGTGCTGGTACTGGTGCCGCTGATAATGAAAAACTTGATATTTTTATAGATGAATTGCTTTTCAGTCCTCAGTCACCAACAGTAGGTGGGCCAGCAGGAGTAATGGTAGAGCTTCCTTTTACTGGATACTATAGGGATGGTGTAAGAGGTTCTGCACTTTCTATGATTTTGTGGAACACTCAGACAGCAGCAAATATTCAGGGTTAAACCATAGCAAGAAAGTAACTGGTTTAGAAATAAGCCAGTTACTTCTTCTATATAATTTATATCTCAGGGGGAGATTATGGAAGAAAGAAAAGAGTTTAAGTACACCATTGGAGACAAGGTTTACCTTCAGCGTAAACTTGTCCTTGGTCAAGTCAATCAAATACTAGACCTAATTAAAGGTTTAGAAATTCCACAAAATGCTACTATAATGGATTTAGTCACAGTTTTGGGTGACAAAATTTCATATGCAGTTGGCATCCTTTTAATACCAGCAGATTTGGATCATTTAAAACATAAAAATTTACATACTGTGGTTGAAGATATTCAATTTGATATTTCTCCAGAACAGACTTTGGAAGTTATTGAAGATTTTTTCGATTGCAACCCCATTTCTTTACTATTGAACAGAGTAAACGAGATAGTAGAAAAAATGGGAGAAAAACTAAATCAGAAAAAAGCAGAAACGGAACAGAAGAACTCTGTGCAATCCTCACAGGAGGAGACATCACCAAACGTGACGACATAGTTTGGGGATTCACTTTAGAAGAATTAAAGCCTTATATAGATTTTAAAATTAGAGATGTAACTTTTAGAGAAGCTGTATTAGGATTTTTAGGAGTTAAAACAAAAACAGATATAGATGATGCTTATTGTCAAGCATGTAGACAAGCTGGTAAAGACATTGATTGTGCTAATTGTAGTAGAGATATAGAAGTAAAAAAGGAGAATAAAGCAATTGGCAAAAAATAAAACAGATATCCAAATCCAAATTGAAGTCCTTAAAAAAGGATCGGTAAATGAAAAGTTTCTTGAAAGATTCCAACAGAATCTTGCGGATTTGGCTAAATTTAAAATTGATCTTGGACAAAATGTAAATGTAAATAGTCTTATAACTAACCTATTAAAAGGTAAGTTAGCCCTTCAAGATTTTAATAAAGAATATAGAAATCTACAAGGCAACTTAACCAAAGGTAGCTCTCAGTTTGTTAAAGACAATTTGGGCAGTATTGGTAATGCTTTTGGTAAGTTAAGGACTTCAATGAAAGACATGGAGTCTACTTTAAGAGCAATCAATAATACTGGTGGGCCTTTAGGTTTAATGAGGGAATTTTATAAAGGTCAAGAACTTTCTGGTATAATGGGGCAGAAGGGAGATGTATTTTCAGGTTCTAAAAAATTAATATCTGATTTAAAAGGAAACTATAAAGATTATGAAAATTATGTAAAGTCTTCTTCCAGTTCATTTCAAAATGAATTAGTACGCCAAGCAGAAAGTACAAATCAAAGACTAACCAAATCTGGTGGAATGTTTGGTTTTGATAATAAAAAATCTCAGAAAACTCTTCAAGAAATGAAATCATTTTATGAAGAACAGAACAGAATAGTATCAAATACATTGAGCAAGGGGTTTCCTACTAATTGGCAAAAAGCACTTACTGGTGAGAGTGGGTATCAACAGATTATTAAGCCACCACAATTAACTCAGTTTCAACAATTTATGGATTTATCTAAAAAGAATGTAGAGCAAGCTAGAGCTAATATTAAAGAAGCAAAGGAATGGATAAGAACTAATAAGAATATTGGTGAATCTTTTGAAGGGCAAAAAGCCAAGATAGCTTCTTTTATAGGAGAAAATGAAAGAGTAGTGGCTGGTCTTGGTAAGACAAGGATGAGTTTTCTTCATTTAAAAGAAGGACTAAAGGGTTATGTTCAAGGTACTAAAGAACTTTTAGCAATTCAAGCAAGATGGTATGGTGCAAGAGCATTACTTTTTGCAGCATTAGAATTACCTTATCAAGCAATAAAATCAAATTTAGAATTAGGAAAAGCAGTAAAACAAGCTGGTGCCGCTGCTGATTTATCTTCAGAACAAATGGAGTCATTAAGAAGACAATCAATAGCATTATCTAATGAAATTCCAGTAGGTGCAAATGAAATAGCAAAATCAGCATTTACTTTTGCACAAGCTGGTATGGATTTTGAAACAATCTCACAAGCTATTCCATTAGCAGGAAAGATGGTTGTAACAACTGGTGAAGACATGGCTGTTGCTGTTGATGCTTTGACAGTAGCTTTCTTTGCTTGGAAATTACAAGCTGATGACTTACCCGCAGCAGCGGATAAAATTTCTGCTGCTATGGCTGCTTCTCGTATGAAAGTAGCAGACCTTGGAACAGTTTTTAACTATTTAGCAACAACAGCAAAAACATTAAATACTAATTTAAATGGTTTAACTTCTTTACAAGATACTTTGACATTAGCAGCTACGCTATCTCAAGCTGGTGTGAAACCTTCTACTATTGGTACTGGTCTTGGTAATGCAATAACAAGATTAGTAAAAGCCGCAAAAGATGAAAATGATTCTTTAGCGAAGATTTTGACTAATAGAGGAATTTCTTTAAAAGATATAGACCCAACAAAAAATAGGCTTGTAGATGTCTTTAAAAGATTATCAGATGCTCCTGAATTGACTTTGGCAGATGTCTTTAAAGGTTGGGAATTAAGAGCAGGAAGATCAGTATCCGCAATATTGAATCAAGCTTCAAAGGGTATAGAAGAAATGGAAGCTAGAATTGCAGAGACAGGTGTTCTGGAAAGAATGTTTAAGACTTCTACTCTCAATGTTTTAGACCAGTTAAAAATACTAGAAAATAAATTTAAAAGTATTTTTCAAGTAGATCAAGGAAATGAAGAAAGATTTGTTGGTTTAATAAAGAATCTACAAAGTCTTATAGATTTAATAGTGAAATTTAGAGTAGAGATTGCATATTTAATTGGTGCCTATCTTGGTACACTTCTAGTATCAACAACAATGAATTCAATAACTACCATAGTAGCAGGATTTACAGCTTTGAAAGCAACTATAGCTGGTGTGATAGTACAATTAGGTGGGTTAAGAGCTATTTTAGCATCTCTTGGTGGATTGACTATTGGAATAGGTGTAATGATAACATTATTTTATATAGGAAAGTATGTAGCAGAAAAGAGAATGGCTAAAGAGAAAGAAGATTTAGGTGCTTTAGTAAGTAGTATGACACATGCAGAATTAAATGCATTAAGAAAAGCCACATCTGCTTCTGGTCAGGAATGGAGTAAAAAATTACAGGGAATGGGATTAGGTGTTGATGAACGTGGAGCTTTATCTAAAGTAGCTGGTGCTGGATTAGAAAGGGTGCCACAAGAAGATATAAACAAAATGGTCAATAAACAATTAGCTGAAAATGCTATGTATGGCCTTCCTAAAGATTATAAAGCATCAAAAATGATTGAGCCAGAAATAGATAGAGGTGGTGGAACTTCTACTGACACTGGAAGTTCAAAAGGAGGTGCCAGAGCATATCAAAATAGTTTATATAATGCTATAAAAGATGGGTATAGAAAAAGAATAGACTTATTAAAAGAAGAAGCAAGAGAAGAAACTGCAATTTTAGAGCAAAAACATAAACTTGGAGAGATAAGTTCTGAAGATTACTATGAAAATAGTGTGAAGATAGCAAGAAAATATGGAGATATGCAACTTAAAGAATTAGAAGGTCTTGCTTCAGCAAGAGAGAAATTGGAGAAGGAGTATCAATCTGATCTTGCAAGAGCCAAAACACCACAAAAAAAACAGCTAGTAGAAGAGAAGTATAAGAACCAATTAGATGACATAAGAAAAGAAGAGAAGAAAATACAAAATGAAATTCTAAAAGAAGTCATAAAAGCTGAAAATGAGAGAACAATTTATATAAGAAAAGAAAATCTAAGAAGGTCTGAAAATGAAATAGAAGTAGAGAAGAATAAAGTAGACACAATTTTAGAAATAAATAAAATAAGAAGAGAAGCAGAATCCTCAGAGAGAGAATATCAGTATTCAAAAGGGAGAATAGCAGCAGTAGACTTCTATTCTTTAGAGAGAATAAAAATTGAGAAAGAGACAGCAGATGAGGTAGAGAAAATAAATAATGAGTTGCTTTCTAAAATTAGTAAATATCAAGCAACTTGGGCTAATTACCCTGATGAATCAGAAGAAGTTAAACTAGCATGGGAAGAGGTAGAAAAAGCTACTGAACAAACTGAAAATCAGATCACTATAGCTGTTGAGAATGGTGTTGTTAAAAGAATGGATTTAAGGAGAAAAGAGTTAGAAGATGTTAAACAAATTTATAGTGAAAGAAGCTTTCTTGGTGTTATATCTTATTCTTTAGAGGAAGTACATAAAGATTTTGCTAACACAGGAGAAAATATAAGGGTAACTTCTGAAACTATATTTAGGGGAATGGGAGATTCTTTTAAAAATCTATTCACTGATGTTATAAAAGGTGAACTTAAAGATGTTGGTGATTATATAGTGGACTTTTTAACAATGATTGGTGAGGCACTAGCAGACTTTCTTGCAAAGCAAGTAGCTTCTGGAATTCTTGGTGGAATATTAGGATTGTTCCCTTCTCTTATGCCAACATCTTCTGGAACTAGTTTTTCAGGTAACTATTCTTCTGGATTTGGTGGTTTTCTACAAAAAAGGGCTTCAGGTGGTTATGTTGGAGTGAATCAAGCTTATTTAGTTGGTGAAAAAGGTGAACCAGAAGTATTTGTTCCCGGTTCAAGTGGTAATATTGTTCCATTGGGAAGGGGAAGTAGTCAACCTCCAGTTATGGTTGTCAACATAGAAAACAAAACTGGTTCTGATGTTAAAGCTACTCAAAGTCAACCACAATTTGACGGTAATAGATGGGTTAAAACCGTTATGTTAGAATTAGCAAATAGAGACCCTGATGTTAGAAGAAAATATGGAGTGAGATAATGGATTACCCTACATTAAGTGTTCCACCTTCTATAGAATTAGATGAAGAGTATGAAGATGTTAGAATAAGAAATAGTTTTGAATCTGGTGCTGAACAGGTGAGAACTAGATATACAAAAGCTAGAAGAACTTTTACTTTTAGATATGATTTTTTACCAACTGCTGACAAAGAGGAATTGGAAGATTTCTATGTCGATGACTTAGTTCAAGGTACCTATACATTTACTTGGGTACACCCACAATCAGGTGATAGTTATGGAGTTAGATTTGTGAATCCTCCTAAGTTTAGTTATGTTTTGGATACTGATGGTGGTTGGTGGAAAACTGAAATTGTGGTGAGGGAACCTTAATGAGAAATTTATCTACTGCATTACTATTTGAAGCAAATAGGTTAGATTCTGGAAACCCTTGGTTACTTCTGTATGATATAGTTCTTCCAAGCAATAGAGGAACTATATATTTGGTGAGAAACAATGAAAACGTTACATTTAGTGGTAATGAGTATATAGCTTTTCCACTAGAACTTGACATGGTGACTGAAACAAATAAAGGGGATATTCAATCATTGGTGTTAAAAGTGTCCAATGTAACAAGGATAGTTCAGGCATACCTTGAAGAGCTAGAAGGAATCATTGGTGGGCAAATAGTTGTAAGAATAGTTAATTATGCTAACCTGTCTGAAGACTATTCAGAATTGGAAAGAACTTACGATGTTATAAACTCTTCTGCTGATTCTCAATATGTTACGTTAACATTGGGAGCACCTAACCCATTGGGAAAAAGATTTCCACTTCATAAATATCTATCAGATCATTGCAATTGGGAGTTTGGTGGTGTAGAATGTGCTTATGCAGGAACAGATTTGACCTGTAGAAGAGTTTTAGAAGACTGTAAAAATAAAAGTAATAGTAGTAGATTTGGTGGTCATAT